CGCATACAGGTCAGGATTCCTGTCTCCTTCCTTCGGCGCCTCGTGGGGCTCCACGTCCTGCACTTGCTTAGCTAAGAACTCTGCACACAAGTACTGTCCTCTGCCCAACCTTTTGTCGGCATGGAAGCCAGCGTGGTGGATGCCAATGATAAAGCCACACCCATTAGAGCTCTTACCAAGGATAACTGCTCCACAAAGCCCCACGTAGCTATCGAACGGCAAAACGTATTCAAAGGCACTCTCTAGCCATTCTCCGTTGAATAAGTGGCGCCCGACATACTTAGTAATCGTAACAGGGTGCAATTCATCCCGAATCACTAGAAAAGCTTCTCCGCGAACAGCTTGCACAGTCTCCAACGGCATGAAGTGGGAGTCAATGTTTCGATGCATGTGGCTGCCAGTCTCTACCATCATGACGTCTGTGCCAGCAAAGCGAGTTTTACCATGTGCCACTGCCTGGTGTACTGCTCGCATGCGCTGCCCTTTCGCATCGTCTCCGGTATTCATCATAAAACGAAAATTCATCGTCTCCTCGTACGCATGAGCGACCATAAACGCTCTATTACCGGTAATAAGCCCAATCGAGTAAGGTGCATTATTCAGACCTGTGCCTCGCGTTACGTGCGCAAGACACGCCTTCACGGTCGCCACGACTTGGTCAAATCTACCTTGAGGCATGGTCTTATAGTTGCGCGTCGCGAAGCGTTTAGTCTCGAGATCGTAGCGAATGACAACATTGTCTTGCTTTGGAATATTTGTCATGTTAGCCTGAGCGTGTGGTTTGCGGAACAAAAAGTAGATAGCCACTGCACTCATAACTGCGCCTAGCGCCATCGCACCAGACTTAATATTTGCCTCCACTTGCCGTTGCACACGGAGGTGAACAGTACCACGCACGTATTGAGAGAATCTATTCCTTTGCGGGGCGAATCTTGCGCCAAGCTTTCGAATCTGCTCCATTCGCTCATTTCGTTCTTCTTCGGTAAGCTCGACAAAGCAATGCCATAAATCCGGCAATACCTGGCACACGACGACATATGCCATCAACTGCAGACGCGCGACTCTACTAGTGTTCCTCGCCCACAACCA